ATAATAATAATAGGGGTAGGGGTGGGGGCTAGACGGGGGGGCAATTGTATACTATTGTACACCATTGTTTATACTTTGCCAGACTTAAAACAATACAAAACAAACCTATGCAAATCTTACCAGATAATATCAAAATGATATTTCGCATAATATGTATTATGTTAACACTTTGCTATAATGCTGTTATTACTGTTCTTGATTGTACTAACTTTGCCAAAGTATGAACAATGAAAAACAATAGCATTGCTTTTGTTTTAATTTTGCAGTATTCGCGTGCGCCCATGCGCGACTTGGCATTTAATGTGTTGTTTGTCGTTTTTCTCAATAAATGTTTTTTTATAACCTATTGATTATATTACTTTCTTTTTTCTTGCATATCTATATTATATCATTATTATATATATGTATAAACAATAAGAAAGGGAAAACCAATGCAAGTAAATAAGTATCTAATAAAGCTTAATGTTGGCGATACTATCTATAATATATGCGCCACAAATGCGGAAAGCGCATTTAAGCAAATCTGCAATCACGACAAATGGTACAATCCAGATTGGGGATACACAGTATTAAGAGTCGACAAAGCAATAAACACTTGATGCATCTAGGGCATTGTTGCGGCAATGCCTTTACATGCACCAACGCATGACAACAACAATAAGAAAGGGAAAACCAATGGAAATTACACAACAAGCAAAAGATATTGCAGAAGCGGCAACAAGGCTTCCAAATGATATAAACGGGAATCCTAGATATTATGTTTGGTATTATGCTTTCGACGGTATTAGACCGCCATTTGCGAACATGTATCGCGGCAAAAAGTACGGCGATGGCTGGGTTTTTCAATCATATAATCTTGCTGATACAATCCAGAAATCATTAAATCAAATTAACAAAGAAGGATAGAACCAATGACAAAAGTGCACCATACAGTTTATAAGCCACGCTATGAAGCTTTCATTCTTGACCATATAGAGCGAGACAATGAAGAAAAAAAGCTAACCACTAGGGCTGAAAAGATTAGCCATATCTTTGATCGTTTTAATAATGAATATCGCCATGAAATAGCTAGGCTAGGCAAGCATAAAGCTTTAATTGAGTGGCTTAAAGGTATTCCGTTTGGCTTGCCATGTTACAATGGCGAAATAATCGACTTAGCTATCGAAATGGGTTCAATTGATAAAAACCCCAGCGACAAATTAGTAAGTAGAGTTTTAGAAGGTTATTTTCCATTTATGGCAAACATTCTTCTAGATATGGAGAGGTCAAACAAATGAGCACCCCAGAAATACAATTCATACTAGGCTTTATCACATTCTTATTCTTTACTGGCGCTGTATTTCTTGCGCCGTATATAATCCAATGCTTAGGGAGTTAAACCAATGGACAAGCAGCAAAGAGAAGCACAACAAGCTTTTAATGATGCAATAGACGCGATAAAGTATGACTACATGTATATGGGTACTGAGACAGACTCAGAACATGGCTATCAGTATATATTGCTCAAGCATATTGAAACTAGAGACTACATCAAAATACCCAAAACAATGTTTAACATAAGGAACCAAACTAATGACTAAAAAAATTGAAATCAACAGCGCATTAGATGCCTTTACCTTAGCTATTCATTTAGCCGCAACTGCGCCAAGTAACGACAAGGCCAAAGAATGTTTACAATATGCTTTTGACATAGCCAGCAAACTTGATCCAAAAGAAATAGGGCTTTGCTTTATGTCAGCCGCCGTAGTCACTGAAATGGAGTCAAATTAATGAACAAAGAAAATTTAAACGAGTGGGAAGAATTAAACGAATGGCATAAACTTGGCTGGATTTATAAAGCAATAAAGAAAGCACAAAGAGGAGATATTACAGAACTAGATCAAGCTTTAGATTGCATTAGTTTTTTACAAGGTCAAAAAAGATTTACTAGTCCTAACAAAATTATTTACTTTGATAATTAAAACTAAAGCAAACTCATTTCCCCAACTAGGCCGCGCTCTAAGCGGCCTTTTTTTATTTCCTAGCCTTACCCTTGCTTTTTACCGTTTCGCTTACTGGTGGCGCTAATTTCGCGGCCTCAGCATAACAAGCAGCGTAACCTGCCAAGTCTAGAGCACTGTCATAGTCTGGCTTGTGAGACAACCGAGCAATTTTAAGCAATGCCATCATAGCGCAAACATCATGCGGCTCTATACTCTTGCGACGCTCAAGATAAATATTCCACAACGCCGCGATCTGTCTGAAATTGCTTTCTATACTTCCATAATCCTCCGAGCGCTTGCCATGTAAAATCTTGTTTGCTTCTTCAAGCAATTCTGCACGTATTGTTTTATTCACTGCCCTAGCCCCTTCTTAATCTGCATTGCGCGAAACTTCATCGCTTGCTTTTGCTCATCCGTCCAACTTGGCAGCTTTACCCCTAGCACCTTTGACCTATCCCAGAAGCCGCGCAACTCATCTAAATCCGCAATACTCGCAAGTTTGCTTTCAAAGTTCTGCAACCTGTTAAATTTATTTGTACCATGCGGCATGATCAGAGCATCTCCAGAATCTAATTTTTTCTGCAACCAAATATCCATTTTTATTTAATTCTCTCCAACTCAAAATCTATAACGTGTTTTAACGTGTTCACTATTATCACGGTTTTATTTTTATATATAAAACCGTGAAACCGTGAAGATGAACCGATTTCACTATTTCTTCACGGTTTTTCACGGTTTTTCACGGTTTTTCCCTGTAACCCATTGTTTTTGCAGTATTTGCTAAAATGGTGAAACCTCCTCGCTTGAGCTTAAACGCCCTTCTTTGGCAATTATCCAAATTTTGCCCTCATTCATCTCACAATAGCCTTTTTCGATCAATTTCGTGAGCGTTTGAGCAAAGGTTTGAGCAGGGTTTTTTGTTGTTACTTTGCCGCAAAAATGCCCTTCCAAATCCTCTTTGCTGATACACCAAAATTTGCGTGCTTCTGGGAATCCTGCTCCTGTCGGATTGGCACCACCCACACGCTCGCCCCTAAGTTGCATAAAGCACTTTTTAAACAGCTTTTGGTTTGATCCTTGCGGCCTCGTTTCGCTTGTCGCGTCCTCTATTTCGTCTTTTGTAGCCTCCCGAATAACGCAAGTTGTTACTGGCTCATCATCTGAGTCTCGACCTAGCTCTACTATTTCCAGTATAAAGTTAATTTCTGAGCCAGTTTCCATATCTCTTTGTTTTGTCGCTTTTGCGGTCCTGACTTTTGACCCTTCGTCCTGACTAAGCTCAACTTCAGTATCCACCAAAGCTTTTAGCGAACTAGCGCCTCTAGCGCCTTTAGAGCTATCTTTTCCCGAATGATGAACGATACACACATGAACACCTGTTTCGTCCCTCAGTTCGTCCAATTTTGCACCAAATCGAGACATTGCCGAGTTATCATTTTCATCAAACCCATAACCGCCAGATGTAGCTCTTGCGAGTGTATCAATGATTAACATTTTTACTGGCCCATGTTTTTTTGTTAGTTCGCTGATAATAGCTTTTACTTTTGCTATATCTTCTTCAGCGTCATATAGATTTATTGGGCTAGGTCTTACTGCAAGCTTAACATTTATATGCTCTGGATAGCTTTGTTGCAGCGCTACAATTCTATTTTGGTATAGATAGCCGCCTTCTGTAGCAAGCAAGAGCACGCAACCGCCATTTACTCTACTTCCCAGCCATTGTTCATTTGCAGCGATATGCCAAGCGCAATGTGTAACGAAAAAAGATTTACCTACATTGCTTGGCCCATAGATAAGTGAAATTGTATTTTCGCTAAACCAGTTTTTAACTATGTATTTTGTATCTAGCTGAACTTGCGCCTGATCTGGAAATATTACCTCATCAAGTACATTTACTGGCTGTAGAAGCTTTTTTGTAGCTTCAGCGCCTTTTGTGCACCAAACGTCATTCCAATCTTGCCCTTCGTTTGGTGGCAGAATGTGCTCTACACCACATTCTATAAAAGCTTTTTCGCAGGCTTTACGCCCTGCTTCATCATTATCGCCAGCTATAACAAGCCGTGCATTTGGCTTTACTTCTTGCAGCGCCTTACATACGGCTACTATATTTCCAGCGTTTAATGCGTGCACCGCAGGCTTGCCCGTTGCTTCGTGTACAGACGCCGCAGTAGCAAAGCCCTCACACAAATAAGCAAACTCCTCGATTTTACCGCCGACTACTGCGAAATTGCCTGTAACGGGCATTTGAAAGCTAAACTTCTTTTTGCCGTCTGGTTCAATAAACTGAGTGCCTACTCTTTCGCCTTTGTTATTTATAATGGTGATATGTATGTCACCTTCATCTATTTTTGCGTTGTGCAGCTTGATCCGCTTTTGCGTGAGATAAGGATGTAATTCTTGCGGCTCTGGTAGCTTGACCACTTTTTCTTTTTGCATTGGTTTCCATTCTGGCAATAAGCCTTGTTGCCTCATTAATTCGGTTATACTTTTCCAATCCTCGCATTGCCTGCAATTAACTTTAACTTCGCCGTGATAGTTTGTTATCCAGAATCTATCTTTGCCGCCGCAGTTTGGGCAACTGCCATGCCATTCATTACTAATTTTTTTTAAACTTAGCGCTGCTATTAT